GGTCACTCAAAAGGACCAGTTAATGTCCAGTTAGCCAATTCATGTCAATGGTCTCTCAAAGACCCAACCGTCAAAGGTCTCTCAAAGACCCAAACATCAAGTGTCTCTCAAAATCATTCTACGATGGTCTCTCAAAGACCCAACCGTCAATGGTCTCTCAAAATCATCCTACGACGGTCTCTCAAAATCATCCTACGACGGTCTCTCAAAGACCCAACCGTCAATGGTCTCTCAAAATCATACTACGATGGTCTCTCAAAGACCCAACCGTCAATGGTCTCTCAAAATCATACTACGATGGTCTCTCAAACACCCATACGTCAATGGTCTCTCAAATACCCAAACGTCAATGGTGTCTCTCAAAATCATTCTATAATAGTTCTCTAGAAAATTGATTATTATTATATAAAAAATATAAACAATACAACAATAATACAATAATAATATTATAAATCTACCAAAATGCTTGAAAATACATTTATCCCAAATACATCGACATCAACATCATCATCAACAGCCGAATCAATATCGCAAACAAATACAATAATGACTACAGAAAAACTAATAAATCGCTACGAAAAACTAAAAAAATATCCAAATATAAACCCACCAAATAGATACCCCAAACCATACAACCAAAACAGAGAACGAGGATACATAGCAGAATATCATGATTTAATTTTCGCAAACTCAGTAAATCTAATCCCAAATATAGATATTGGATACCAACACAATCTAACACCAGAAAAACTCGAACAATGGTTATCTAATGCCAAATCATATTTCAACTCTATAAACCGGTACCTACATGAAAAATGCGATGAACAATACAAACATTATCTAGAAATCGAGAAACAAAAGACATCATCAATAAACTTAAATATGGAATACGTACAAGCATTGCCAGATGACCTAATCCATAAAATACATTCTTATTTATTACCTGAAACCAGAATAATACTATTAACTACGAAATATCCAGACTACATGAAAAGTCTAATACAAAAACAAAAAAACGATAAACTAAAGAAAATACTACATAACGTAATCGAAAAAAAGTATTATAGAGATACAAACAAGTCACAACAACGTCGTGAATGTTTTCCAAATGGAATAGACATACGTTTTACTTTCAAAAACAAAGAATCGTTTGCTATCATAACAAATAAGTTATTAGATACATTCATGAAAGCACCGGCGAAGACACCCGAGTTATACCAAGAATTCCAAAAGATAGCATTAAGACTATTACAATTTTTAGTATACAATGGTGCCTATCAAGAAAAGCCCAAACCCATCAAAACTCCACGCAAAAAAACAACAAAAAAAACCATCAAACAAACATAAACCCAATACCAATACCAATACCAATACCCTTAAAAATATTATTAGGTATCAATATAATAATATTTTTTCATAAAACTGTTCAAACCCCCTCAATATCAAAGCCCACCAAGATGTTTTGATAAATGAGAAATAGGTATCAATGCGGCATCATTCGAACCATTATCATAATTCATATATGTTTTTTTAGTATTAGTATCAGTAGTATTACCATATTCAATAATAGAAACATTACGAACGGATATCGACGGGACATTTCCCTGAACATCAATAATTTTATCAATAACTACACCAGCATCAACATCGTCAGTTTTTTTTGGTGGTTTACACCATTTTTCATTTGAAACGCCGACAGCAGGAGGCGTTTTGAGTGACAATGGAGATACATTTTCGGTATTTGAAATGCGTAAAGGTTTATAAATATCCAATATTTTGGCGACAATTGGACTTCTTTCAATATCTTTTTGAGACATTTCTACCATTTCAATCCCTATACCCGAACCACACCATTTTTCATTTACTATATCATAATCATGATGAGTTTTATGAGAAGGTTTCGAAAAATCAACAACATCATTCGCCTTACGATAAGCTTTGTACTTATTCATAAAATCCAATAAACCATTTGCGGCACAACGGTCACTCTGTTTCAAATCGCCAGTAATAGCCATTTTAGTACTATCACCGATACGAGTGGTAAGCATCAACATTTGATTTGGCGTACTATTCTGCATCTCATCCGCAATAATAAAAGCCCGTTTGAATGTACGCCCACGCATATATGCTAAAGGCGAAATTTCAATAACACCAGTTTGTAACATCGAGTCCAAATCACGTTGCTGATAAAATTCCAAAAAAATATCAAATATAGGACGTGTCCAAGGGTCCATTTTATGAATCAAATTCCCAGGTAAAAATCCAAGTTCTTCTTCTTCGACAGGAACAATAGGACGTGTCAAGACAATCTTTTGAATATTCCCCCGACGTAACTCCTCAATAGCAGTAACACATGCCAATAGAGTTTTACCACAACCGGCAGGACCAATACCGAAAACAATGGGAATATCAGGGTCATTCAGATATTTATAATATAATTCTTGATTAGGTGATTTAGGTTTATAGACAGGTGCTATTTTTTTAATATTTTGCCCTTGAATTTTTTTAGAAATGATATTATCAAAAGTATCACTAATTGATTGTTTTGAACGCATAACAAGTAAGGTTTTACCAAATGCCCCATTACTACTATAATGTCTAAATTGCCCAGAACCAAAACCACCAAAACTACCACAAACCAATCGACCACCATATCTCAAATTCATGTTATTCAGGCCGACCGCAGGGCGTACCAGAACCATAATTGGTAAAATCATACGAAAAACACTTAAAAAGAAAATACTTGGTCGATTGGAAGGTCTTGTCATATATCTTATAATATAATCAAAAAATAATTTTATATCGTTATCGCAAATAGGTTTTCATAAATTTACGTAAAATATAAAACCATTATAATATAAAACCATTATAATACAAAACCATTATAATACAAAACCATTATAATAACAATAAAAAAAGCCGTTAAGCTTTTTATAGTTTTTATAGTTTTTATAGTTTTTATAGTTTTTATAGTTTTTATAGTTTTTATAGTTTTTATAGAATTATGTACAAATATACATGCTCTCTACTCATACTATCAATAAAATTCAATCAATCATCATCTGAATCAGAACACTCGGCAGCCCAATCAAGAATTCTACCATGAGGCCTTTCATGATAATTATATCTTTGGACTACTTTAATAGGTACTGGAATAGATTCGATCTCATCATCAGATTCCGACTCAGTATCAGAATCTTCCAAAAGATTACTGAACAAGTTTTTTTGATTCGATGTTGATGATAACGCAGGCTTCTTATTAGAGTCATCAGGAACACTATATTTATTAGTAGATTTTTTTGAAAAAGACCAACCACCACTGCTATTACCAGAACCACTATTACGACCACCTCCTGTGCCAGCACGATTTGCTAATTTTGGACATGCTTTAGTCCAATGCCCAAACTCATGACAATAACCACACTCAGATGCCAAAATAAGTGGACATGTAAGAATTCCTTTTGTATTTGTCCAATGACTATTGTATTCTTCCGGCTTTTTCCCGGCTTTTTTACAGGCACCACAGAAAGGAGTCATGGAATTAGTAGAAACACGAGACATGATTTGATATTTAACGAAACAATATGTATCAAAAGCACAATAATAATATTATCGAAAATAGATTTTAAAAACAACAACAACAATAACCGTTTTTGAATGATATCAATTTCTTTTTATAAAAAGAATGAATCAATTTTTTATAAAAAAATACGAAAAACCACAACCCCACAACAACAAAACCCTAATTATAAGGGTCAATACCACGTTTGGTCAAAATATCCACCAAATAAGAAATTTTCGCCGGGTCAAAACCAACACCGTAAGCAGGCATACCATAAATCAAAATATAATAATTAAATACAGCAGCCAATTTAAATGTCTTGGTAATCGAAAGTTGTCCAGTAGAAGTAGCCAATTCAACAACACGTTGATTTTGTTGTGATAAAATAGTATCGATTTGTCCCTGTAGATATGTTTTATCTAATCGAAGAACCACATTATCACCATAAATAGTATATGAATTAATAGCACCAACTAAAGTATCTTGTGTCAGTTTCAATAATAACAAAAGATTCTGGTTTTTGATTTTGGATTGTATTTGTTGTAAAACCATATATAATTGAATATATTGTTGATAATTATTTGGAATACTTTCATAATTTTTATTAGCCATATTTTCGCCATATAATTTTGAAATAGTATTCAAAGAATTCACATAACTAGCAGTTAAAACATTATCTAATTCATTCGCACCACCACCACCACCACCACCACCACTTATAATCGAAACAGGAACCTGTAATTTTTTATTAGATAATGGTATAACAGCATTTGTAAAGAAAGATTTACTAACAGCGCTCATGAAAAATCGATATAGCGTTTACTAATATATATTATCAAAATAAAAACAAAAAACAAAAAAATATACAAAAACAATACAAAAATAAAACATTCGAAAACAATACAAAAATATCATTACAAAATATACTATTAAAGTAAATCCATAAATCCATCCAATTCATGTTCTCAAATATCAATAAAAAAATTTCCGGAAAACATATGATATGTGATATTAAAAATATAAAAAACAAGGAATTATTAAATGATATAAATCAAATAAAACAAGTTCTCGATACGATTTGTGAAAAAGAGAATTATTCAATTCTTGGAAGATTAGAACATCAATTTGAACCGGAAGGACTAACAATCTTATATTTATTATCAGAATCGCATATATCTATACATACATTCCCAGAGCGTGAATATGCGGCTTTAGATATATACACATGTCGTGAATATCCAGATAATTCAGTATATGATAGAATATATGAATATTTAGTAGAATCATTCCAATCATCACAAAACACACCGATGATAATAGACCGATATTTTGAATAATATTTTTACGCGAAAACCCATCCACCCAAAAAACACAAAAACGTATTTTTTATCAAAAAATTGATGATTTCTTTTGATAATAATAATAATATAATAATATAATAATTTCAAAACTAAGAAGATGTCTTCAATTACCAAAATCGATTTAGAGAACCTAATTCAAAAACTAGTTCCATTATTAGAATTTAAAAATTATAATGGAACCTTTTATATAAAAGCATACCAAAAATGGGTTTATTTCCACCCATCAAATAAAACCAAATACCCATCTGCTTATCGTGATATATTTCACTATTTATGTATGGATATTTTCAAACAAATAAATACACCAAGCGAATTAAAACCATTGAGGAATTCAATTCACCCGGCGAATTCACATTATTTGTGGCAAATGACCGATAACGAGATGAATTTTGATCGATTTAAAATAATGGATAAAGTAATAAAAAAATTATTTGAATATATAAAAAAAAACGTACCAAATACAGCACATGACGATGTAATCGAACAACTCCCATTACCAACACACCTACCACTAGAGATATTAAATATGATAATTGATTTTAAACCAAATGATACCAATATGGATTTTATAAACACAATATTAAAAAAAATAATGTTACCAAAAGATGAAATTATAAAACAATTAATTATATTCTTTCCACATATAGAGAAGGAACCAACAACCATTATCGAAATTTATTATAAATATGTCATCATTTTTGCTACAAATAATCTCATGAATCTAATACGAAACAAAATATGTGACGAATACCACGAGAAAAAATCATATCCTGCGAATAAATCCCAACAATACCTTCCATTTTCAAAGGATGAATATAAATACACAAAAAAGTATATTTATTTGAACCAATCAAGTTTTAGTGGTTTCGATAAATTAACACAATGTATACAATCATCTATGGAGCAACTGTTATTTAGTGAACTACGTGAAATTCGCGAAATCAAGAATTTTGAAAAATACGACGTTTTCCAAAGAAAATTCCTTAATAGAGAACCGTTCAATGACAAATCAGAAATAGAAATATTTTGTACTATTTTCAATCGTGGATATGATTGTGAATTTTATAAAAAGGATTGGAAAACCGAAATCCCGGAATTGCTATCAAATACAACTAATATATTGACAAAGAATGATATCTATATGATAAAACAATATCCAATTTGGATAAAAAAACAACTAGAAAATCTCTCCAACGGTATAGTAAAAAAGATGACGGATTTTAGTAAATTGGAAAAATACGATAAAATTTGGAAAAATACGATGATAGAAAAAGTAGAGAAACTAATAAAATTACAAAATAAATATCAATACCATATGTTACAGAGATATAAAAATGAATGTAGAAATGAAGTAAAAAAAATAGAAAAATTCATAAAATAAAAAAAGCCCAAAAACACAAACACAGACAAGCCCAAAAAAAACACTTTACATGATTTTTTTATTGATATTTCAATAAAAAAATATAAAAACACCCACATATAAAATATATACAAAATGCCAAAATTCGAATTCAACAAAAACAATACATTTTGTATTTCATTATATTCAAAGCCAGATCGCTGGGAAAAAATGGAAAGACGATTAAAACAAACGCAATTAGAAACAACCAGATGGCCAGCAGCAGTTGGTGGTACCGCCGATATCAAAGATGTTTTCCAACCCTATCTAAATGATGGCCAAAGAGGGTGTGCCCAATCACATGTCAATATTTGGCGACATATTCAAGCAAATCCAGAAATAGAATATGCGCTCGTTCTCGAGGACGATGCTTGTTTTGATAAAGAATGGAAAAAAAAATTAGAACAATTTCATGAAGATATTGAGAACCCAGAAAAACGCGCAACCTGGGAAATAATATTATTAAATGCGTCAGAACAAATACATATAAAGGACCATTGGGTCCAAGTAGCAGAACAATTCCTAACCGGGGGATATATAATATCACAAAGAGGAGTAAAACATATTCTAGAAATGTTTCATAATAATTACGCATCTAGTGATTGGATGACGAGTAGACTACAAATGCGATGGAATTCGTATAGTTATTTTCCATGGTTGATAATACAAGAAGGATTAGAATCAACGATAGGTAGTGGTGTAAAATCAGACCATGCGAAAGTGATAAGATGTTTAAACGAAATCAATTATAGTTTAGAAAACTACGATATATAATCAAGTACAACGACGCCCCACCAAGCCCAAGCCCAAGCCCAAGCCCAAGCCCACCCCCCACACACCCTTAATCAAAATCCAATAAATCATTCACCGCAGTAGAATTAGAAACAATTTGTTTTGTTAGATAATCAATAGTCATTGTTCTATTATTGATATCATTTTCCATTTTGGCAATAATAAGTTGTTGATTAGTAATCGTATTTTTAAGACTGATATTTTCAAGATAAAAATTCGTTTTATTTAGATTCAGGTCAACTAACCAAGATTGATGTTTTTTAGTTTTTATATGAGAAGCAAATATACTATGAGTATCATACGTTTTATCTTTCCTAGAACCACAAGCACATCGAAGACCATGTTTTATATTATTAAAAGATGGTATTTTATCAACATAATTGCCGGCATCATTGATACTAGGTGAATAAAGGTCAGGTTCAGTAATTAATTCCATTTTCGTTTCAATAGTTGTTTTTTGTATAACAAAAACATATTATCAATTTTTTAATATAAATTGAATATATAGGAAAATATGGAACGTGGTATAAATCCATATACTGGTGAATATATAGGTCCAAATCCAAATCCAAATCCAAATCCAAATCCAAATCCTAATGAAAACATTGTTGATGAAAATCAGGATGAAAACATTATGGATGAAGAAATCATTGACAACAGTCTAATCTATGTAAATAATCGTGATGAGTTAGTAGGTCCAATACGAGAAATAATGAGATTAATAAGAAAATATATATATGAGAAAGATAAAACAACGCCTTTGTATATAAAAAAAATGAATAAAATAAAATTACTTATATTAAACGGGTCTAAATTAAGATACCATAATTATATAAATGACGATGATGATGAATACTATAACGAAAATATATTCAATATTCCGTTAATAGGGGGGTGTAATATGTTAATGCTACTTTGTATTTACAAAATAGATGAAGATTTTTGTATTCATATAATAGAAAATTTTGGAAAATTATTTGAATTGGGTGAAATAAATGAACAAAAACAAACCGCATTGATAATAAGTATTAAGAATAATATGTTTGATGTAGCCGATGCATTGATAAGTTATAGAGATGATCCAGTAGTATATGATTATCCAAACATGGGGCAATTAGATAAATTTGAAAAAACAGCATTGGATTATATGTTGGCAAAAATAAATTTTGATGATGAAGGAAATATAAAAAATGAAAATAATGATATAATAATAGAAAACATAGATATAATATCAGAGTTATTACGATTTCATTTAAATGAGTTATATGACGAACCAGATAATAAGCTATCTCAATATTACATAAATCTATTTTGTGAATATCGTGATTTTTGGAGACCTTTATTAGAAGAAGATTTTGAAAATGATGATGATGATGATGATGATAAATTAATAGATTTTAAACAAACGGATAACGAACATACTAATAAAGTATGTGATGATATATTGAAAGCAATCCCAGAATACACAAAAACGGATGTTATTAGTACAATACCAAATGAATCAAGACCAATGGCACAGGGAAAAAGAACACATGACGAAATGGATATGCCAAGCGCAACAGAAATTCAACCAAACCAAGAAACCGAAATACGAAATGGAGTTGTTATCACAAAAGTGCCATTAACAATAGATACTCAAAGCACTGGTGGCAAAAAGAGTAAAACCAAAAAGTATGTTAGAAAAAACCCTCGAACTAACAAAAAATCGAAGACCAAATCGAAGACCAAATCGAAGACCAAATCGAAGACCAAATCGAAGACCAAATCGAAGACCAAATCGAAAAAAGTCTAACCTAAAAACCTCGCCATACAAATCATTTTACGGTCACCTGATAATCTGGATTCCGAAACACCACCAATTGTAATTCTAGATTTATATAACATTTTTGTAATATCCGTATCAATCGAATAACCATTGGAAACTAACCAAGAAAAAACAGACGGAATATCATCGGCACCCATAAAATAATCCGGGTGTTTCAAAGACCCTCGCCCACCAAAACCAGAACCCTGTTTCGGATATCGTAATAAAACATGGACACAATTATCAGAAAACATACCGGGAGAAGAAAACGCACCAGATTCTTGAAAAGGAGATAGTTTTGTAGTCGACATAGGCGTCACCATATTCGCCAATGGACCACTCGGCATGATACTAAGTGTAATGACATTTTGATATGTTTTATAATAAGAATTCAAAATGGGTTCTAAATACATCACAAAAGATTGATTTGATTTAGCAAAAGGAGATTCCATTGATTCTATTGATTCCATTGATTTCCTGGATATATACATATGTGGATACAAACAAATCCAAAACCCCAAACCTCAAAACCCCCAAAATTTTATTGATTGATATTCGAAACCAATCAATAAAAAAACGCTTCATACAGGGCTCGAACCTGTGACCTTGATGTTTACTTATTGAAAGTATTTCTTTGATAATTTTGAAAACCTTTGCAAATATGAAATTATTTTCGTCAAAATATTTAGAAAATATTTTTGCGTTAATTTACAAAAATTGAGAAAAAGTTTTTTCTTTCGATATATTATAAATCAGTTCAAACATAATGAATAGACAACAAAGAATCAATGCTATTTATGATTTTGCCAGAAAAGATTATAAAGGAGTGCGCGATTATGCAAATGGTGAAAACGTAAATCCTTTGAACACCCTAGCCCATGTTGCTAGCACAGCAAGTGCCATAGAGAGATTGAACCCTGGTAGCAAATTAAATCTACAAAATACTGGTAATCTGTACGATAGATATAACAAAGAATTAAACAGAGGAGGAAGAGGTTCATCAAGAAAAATGCGTTCATACAGAAATAAAAGTAGTAAAAGTAATAAACGTAACAAGCGTACTAGACGTGGTAAAAGGAGACTCCATTAATTTCCTGGATATACATATGTGGATACAAACAAATCCAAAACCCCAAAATTTTATTGATTGATATTCGAAACCAATCAATAAAACGCTTCATACAGGGCTCGAACCTGTGACCTTGAGGTTAACAGCCTCACGCTCTACCTACTGAGCTAACGAAGCATAAAATATTCATTTTGGTGGATAGAGAAACATATACAAAAATAATCATATAGACATAATAACCATATATTGATAGGTCTTACTGAGATTCGAACTCAGATTGTTTGATTCACAATGTTGAAGAATTCAACTAAGTTACCAGCGTCGATTTCAAATGATGCTCCTATGGAGAGTCATTTGAAATCTTCGCGGGTACAAAGTCAAAAATGCTAACCATTACATCATAAGACCAAATCATATAAAACCATATAATATGTTTCTCTATCCACATAATAACATATAACAGATTCTTTATGTATTTTTTTATAAAATTGATATATTTTAGATTTTATATACAAAACTATATACAATACCATTAAAAACAATGTCAAAAACAAGAACAAAGATAAATAATTCGATTATAGCATCAAAAATAGATATTGATTATAAAAACATCGATTCTACAAAAAAACAAATGGAAAAACAATTATCTCAAAAAGAATTACCGATATATCAAATCACGATATATGAAAAGCCGATATATCAAGAACCAACAATTTATCATATGGATTCGTTGTATAGGGATAATACATGCGACAAATATGAACTGATAAATAAATGAAAATCAAATAAATAAATGAAAATCAATAAAAATATATAACAAGAATATATATAAAAAATGAATATCTGCTCACCAGCAAAATTCTATTTTATAGTAACAGTAATATTTTGTTTATGGTCTTATAATTATTTCAGAAACGATTATAAAAAAAACAAAAATTTGTTTTTTATTGAGTTATCAACAGATATTTTAGCATTGTTTTTTTTCACATGGCTTTTGAATTATTTATGTATTAGTAATTACAAAAATACATCATGGTTTCTGTTTACAATTTATCTCGTATTAAGTATAACAGTAATTTATATAATAAAAAGAGAGAAATTGTCTTATTTTGAAGCAACCGGAATACGACCATAAAATATGTAAAAAAATTGATGTAATAATCATACCAATAACCAATAACCAATAACCAATAACC